AAGATGAACAACAAAGAGCTGATGTTGTATTAGCCTTAAAAAGTTTTCCTTATTTTGTTTTGAATAAGGAGGTAGAACAAGGATTGAACCTTTATAGACAGGAACTTTTAGAGATTCAAAGGAACTATATCAGTTACAGAGAAGGAGCAAGGTTTTATCCAATCGGAACAGCGGGAGACTATATTCCAAGCAGAATTAATTTCAAAATCGCAAAAACGCTACTTGATAAAGAAGCACGTTTTATGTTTAGCCAAACACCAGAAATTAATGTGGTAGGAAATGACACATCGGATGAAGAAGAACAAGTTTTAGCACAATATCAAAAAGTAATTGATGAAGTTATTAAAAATAGCAAGTTCTCAAAGAAATTGATTCAGAGTGCAAAAGATTGTTTCATTGGAAAAAGAATTGCAATACTCGCAGACATTTCAGAGCAGGATGGAATTAAGTTGCATTTTTACAATGCATTACAATTTTATTTTGAAACAGATTATGATACAGACAGATTGACAAAGTTCGTTAGTTTTGAAAACGTAACACAGAGTAGAACACAAATGGAGAGAAGATTTCTGGTAAATAAATATTATGAAAGTAATGGAACAATTTATTTCAGTTCTATTTTGTATGATGGTTCTGGAAAAGAAATTGAAGTTTTGTTTGAAGAACATTCGTTAGACCTTGAATACATTCCTGCTGTCATTATAACAAATGATGGAACATTAGAGGATAAAATGGGAGTATCAGAGATTGAGGATTTAATGGACGAAGAAAGCGGTTTTTCAAAATTGGCAAATGCGGATGTTGACAGTGAACATAAGGGAATGAACCCTATTCGTTATACAGTTGATATGAACGGTCAAACAACAAAGAACCTTAACTCTGGAGCAGGTGCGTATTGGGATTTAAGGAGTGAACAAAATCAGAATGAAGTACATCCCAGCGTTGGAATGATTGCACCAACTATGAACCATGTAGAAGCAGTTAAAACAACATTAGACAGGATAAAAACATCTATGTATGGACAGTTGGATGTTCCAAACATTTCTGAGGAAACAATGGTGGGAACAATAACTAGCGGAAAAGCATTAAAGGCATTGTATTATCCGTTACAAGTAAGATGCGATGAAAAAATGAAAACATGGATTCCTGCACTTGAAACAATATTTATGCATGTAATTTCATTGGCAAAGCTAAACAGTGAAATTATAAAGGAATTGTACAAAGTAGAATCGTTACAAGACATACAGTATACGATTAATGTAGTAGAACAATATGCGTTAATGGAAGATGAACAAGAAGAAAAAGATAATGACATTGCGGAAATTAATGCAAATGCACGAAGTAGAAAGTCCTATATTAAAAAGTGGCGCAAGGATGAATTTAAAACGGATGCACAGATTGATGAAGAGTTGATGCAGATTGCATTAGAACAAAATATGTTCGACACATTAAGTATGAACACAAATGTACAAACAGAATTGAACAAACAGCAAACAGAACAAACAGTTGAAGAAGGAATTGAAAAAATTGATGTTCAAAATAAATTAGAAAATTTATAAAAAGTTGTTGACTTTTATTTCTGTCTGGTATATAATAAAGACAAGTTAAGAGAGAACAACAAAAACAAATGTGAAGGAGAACAAAGAAAATGTTAGCATATGTAGAAGTAATTGAAAGAGAGAATACAATAACAATAGATGGTTATACATCAAACAAAACAGAACGTGGTGTTATTAAAGATGTAGCAAGAGCCATTGAAAAATATGACAAGGGAGAAGCAGACTTTTTATTAGAAATGCTAAAAATGGGGATTGATGAATGTAATAATCCATTTGTCAAAAATGTTGATGGGAATAGTTATTGTTTTGAATATGAAGAAGTTCCATGTGCAACAATGTATAATGAGAAAACAGATGAAGTTGAGTACAAAGAAGGATATTGCAATTATTTTTGTATAAGACTTATAAAATAAAGGTGGTGAGATAAAATACCAGATAAAGCAAAATTTGTTTTGAAAAATTCTGAACAGGTCAGAAACAATTTAACAATGCAACAGCAAAAGAAAATCAGAAAGTTGTATGCTGACCTGTATCAAGACATAACAAAACAAATAAATAAATTAGGACAAAAAAACCTCAAGACACAAAACCTTGTGATTTTGAGAAGAAACATAAATGAGCGTATTAAGCAGTTAAGTGATGACATCAAAAATGGAATCGTAACTGATATGCGAACACAATCTATTGCAGTAGTTGAGGATTGCAGAACATTTCTAAAACAATGTGGATTTCAAAACATACATGAAGCTTTTCAGTATGTACCAGAACAAATAATAGAAAACATTTACACAGGAAATGTATATCAAAATGGATGGACGTTTTCAAAAGCAATTTGGAGGATGGAAGAACAGAACAGAGGAAAGATAAATACAATAGTTTCAAAAGGTGTTGCGCAAGGCAAAAGTGCTTATGAAGTTGCAAAGGATGTTGAAAAGTATGTTGACCCTAGTGCAAGTAAACAAAGCAAAACAATAAAATGGACAAATCCGAAAACAGGAAAAACGGAAACATTTTACTTTGGAAAGGTTGATTACAACGCACAAAGGTTAGCAAGAACACTTATAAGTCACGCATATCAGCAGAGTTTTAAAAGGGTGAATGAAAAAGACCCATTTGTAACAGCGTATATTTGGCATAGCGCAGGAATACATGGAAGGACATGCGATTTATGCCTTGACCGTGATGGACGTGTATTTGCCAAGGATGCGTTGCCAGACGACCACCCAAACGGCATGTGTACTTTTGAAGCATACATACCATACAGTATGAATGAAATAGGAGATAAAATAGCAGATTGGTATAATTCATCTGTTGGTACTTATCCAGACATAGATGCATATGCAGAAGATTTTATGTAACAAAAGCAACAAAGAAAGGAAAGTAAAAACAAATGGAAATTAAGAGAATTTGCAACAAATGCGGATGTATAAACAAATTGGATAGCGAAACAACAATGCACAAAGATTGTTGGACAGAAGATGGGGATTACATCAGACTGACATATTACAAATGCAAACAGTGTGGTGAGGTAATTCCATTACAGTTAGACAACCAAGAAACAATAAACATTTTAGGAGAATACAAAAAGCTGTTTAAGGACGCACTTATGAAACGTATTAAAAAGCAGACAGTAGGAAAGAAAGCACAGAGAAAAAGTGAAAAGCTCACAAAGCAGTTAAGAAGTAAAAGAGCAATATTACAGGATATTTGTAACGGCAAAAAATTATTGGATGAAAATAAAAATATTTTCATAAATGCATTGACATTTCCGAAAGTAGGTGATATAATCAATGGTGAAATGTGATAAGTGTAAGAAAGAGTTTAACGAGCGTATTTATGAACAAAATAAAAAGTTCGGAAACTTG